CGCCCAAAAGGATCGCGCGCTGCGCTCGACCAGCACCGTGACGGCGGGCACGCGCTTCTTCGCGTCTCGGATCGCGGACCCCTGCGCGTCCAGATCGAGCGTCTCGATCTCCGCGAAGCGAATCGGCAGGCCCACGTGCACGTTCGACGCGGGCGTCGGGAGATCGATCTGGCCGGCGACGACGGTGAAGTCGGCCGCATTCGCGGCGAGTGGATCGCCGTTGAACACCGTGACGCCATCCGCGAGCACCGCGACGACCTGCCCGTCGAGATGATCCAGCCCCGTCACGGCGCTGGTGGGCGCACCCGCATACGACATCCCGGAATCCACGAAAAAACTGTCGGCCCCGAAGAACCCGTCGCGCGCATCCCGCCGCTCCAGCCGCTCGATGAACCGCTTCGTCGCGCCGCCGATCGCGCGGGCTACGATCACGTAGACAACGTCTTCGTCCGCTTCCGGCACGACGCACACGTCTTCAATCAGCGATTGCACCCCGACCGTCGCGCCCGGCAGGTTCGTATACGTGTCGTGCCGATGCCAGCCCCAAATGTCCTGCTCAGGAATATAGGTCAGGCCGAGCAATACGCCGTCGCTGCGCACGCACCAGATGATCGAGTCCGGGATCTGCTGGACGTCCATCGCCACGATCGTCTTGCGCGTGAAGAGATGGGCCGCGTAGATCGTCAGGTCGCGGCCCGCCAGCCCTTCCACCTCCTGCGCGAATTTCAGCTCGCGCACGACGCTGCCGCGCGCTTGGAGATACAGCAGCGTGTTCCCGATGATGACCGGCTTAATGTCCTTCGCGACCCCGGCGTAGGTTTCCTGCTCCGCGTCGATCGAGTTCGGCGTGATCGGCTGCTTCGCGCCGCCGCTGTCCGTGGCGATCCACTCGCCGCTATCTGTCAGAAGCGCCAGCCCGTACTTCAGCGCGACGAGATGCCGCACGGGGTTGTTGTTGTTGCCCTCCACGCGAAACGTGACAGCGTCGTCATCTTGCAGCGGGCTGGTGATCCCGAAGTTCGACGGGAAGCCGATGCGCGATCCCCAGACGCTGTCGGGTTCGAGATTCGTGTTCCCGAAGAACCGCCGCTGCTGAAAGTGCGCGCTGGTCGTTGGGTAATTGTTCGGCGTCCCGAAGAGCACGCGCGAGATCGGCGGCGTGACCCCGAAGTCCGGCACGAACCCCACGTCCTTGAAGGCGTTCGCCGCGGCCGTGCCGATGAAGCCGAACACGCCATTCTCATAGGGGTCGAGATACACATAGAACTCCACCGCGTCCGGCTGCGCGTCCCACGTGAGCGCGTGCGGGGCGAGTTCGGTCGGGGCCGCCGCCGCCGCAATCGTGATCACCGACGACGGCAGCGACTCTTCATAGGTGTCGTCCGCCGCGGCGGTGATCAGATACTTGAACGTGCGCGTGCCGACCGCCCCGGCCACGCCCGCCCCGTTCGTCGGCGCAGGGATCGTCGGTAAGGTGCTCACGGTTTGCAGCACCCAGGTCGTGTCAGACACGTAAATCAGCTCCCGCGGCGGATACGTCGGATGCGTGATCGTGATGACGTTCCCGGTCTGGTTCCACTGGAAGCGGTCCGTCGCCACGTAGGGCGTCGGGATTTCCAAAATCGCGCCCGTGAGCGGATGCCAGAACCCGGTGTCCGGCGGGACATCGTTCAGGCTGGCGGTGTGACAGTAGTAGGTCACGCCGGCTTCGACCACGAGGTCGCCAGGCACGTAGCTCGTCACGGCGGACCATGCCGCCACGCCCGCGACCTGAATCGCCGCGCCGTTCTTGAAGAAGCGAAAGTAGCCCTGCCCGATTTCAATCAGCAGCCCGACGCCCGCCGCCTGCGTCACGAACCGCATCAGGCGCTTGTTCGCCGCGTCGTCCTTGCACGCGTCGACCAGCCCGAAGCCGGCGCGGTTCGAGACCCCGCCTTCCCGGCGCACGACGAAGTTCCGGCACGTCTTGAGCGCCTGGGTGTATTTGACCGTGTCCGCGCGGGCGTGTAGCGCCGGAGCTAGTTCACCGCCGCAAAACGATCGCTGAATGACAGAGTCGGGCATCTAGTTCCTGTTACGACACGAGTATCGCGCGCTTACGCGCTTCAGATGCGCGACGCTGAAGACTCTTGGGAAGTGGCGCGCCGCCATCACGCCCGCGCCCAAAATTCCACGGACGGGTGCCCTTGGCTGGACCGTTCCCGTTGCGGCGTGGATCAGGCCCGGCACGAAAGCATCCTCCGCCGCGGCCTTTGTTGTCGCGGTCGCGCGAGTTGTCCTTGGCTGTTCCGACGAAGAGATGATTTGGATTCACGCATGAGGGGTTGTCGCAATGATGGCAAACCCAAAGCCCATGAGGGATAGGCCCGCGATGCAACATCCACGCGGCTCGATGCGCTCTTTCAGAATATCCATTAACCCTAAATTCTCCGTAACCGAGCGCGTCTTTCCATCCGATCCACAACCAACATCCCGTTGATTTGTCTTCCACGAAACGACAAGAGAAACGTGCGAGCGGCCCTCCATTTCTAGGTTTCATTCAGAGAGTGTATCGTAGCTCCCCATGACTGTTAGCCTCTTCCAAGGATCCATTCGGCGTCGCCGTCCGGGTCTTGCTGTTGTTCCTTCGCGTCGACCGTGCGGGCGCGTTCCAGCACGTCGCGATACATCTGCTCGCAGACCTCGGCTTTCTTCGCGTCGCGCGACAACGGGGACAAGCTCGCGGCGAACCGCCACGCCAGCGCATCGCGGAAGAGCGCGTCGCCGAAGAACGCCGGACACGCCACGCGGGTCGTGTATTCCAGCACGAGCGGCACCGTGGTCGTCGCTTCCGTATTGCAGTAAATAAGCGCCCCGCCGGCGTCGATGCCATGCCGAAACGGGATCGGTGTCGGGTCGAACGCCCGCCCCGCGCCCGCAGTGGCAATCCGGCGCGCGAACATCATCGCGTTCGGGGCACGGTAAGCGTAGATCCAGTCCGTGTTCGCGGGCACGGCTGGAGTCCCGGTCACGAGCACGAGATTCGCGTAGGCCGTCGCGAACGGCCAGGGAAAATCGCGCAGCGTGCGGTTCACGTCTTCGAGCACCGACCGCCGCGCGAGCGCTGCGGCTTCCGACTGCTCCGTCGCGAGATTACCGACCACCTTCGAGATCCCGAGCCGCGACAGCGCGATGTTCACCGCCATGCGGGTATAGATCTCGCAGGCCGATCCGCCCGTCATCCCGCCGATATTGCTCGCGGTCGTCAGGATGGGCGTGTTCACATCGAGATCCGGGTCAGCGGACAACGGCACCGGCGGCACGACGGGATTGAACGCGCTCGGGTCGGGCGGCTGTGGGGCCGGGCCATCGGTCGGGTAGTCTGCCTGCACGGGCACATAGGTGCCATCCACGCCGAAGCCGCCATTCCCGGCCGTCGCATCGCCGACGAGCACGAGCATGTTGTAGGCGACCAGGTTGACGTTCAGGAGCGCGCCGACGCTGATGGAATCAATCCCGCCGGCGGTGATCCCGGTCGTGACGCTCGCCCCGGTTGGCGACGAGCTGGTGTTTGTCAAGTGCGACACGTCGCGCTGGTAGCCGCCGGCCGCGCCGTCGCCCGTGGCAATCGCGAAGATCGGCCGCTTCCCGGTGACCGGTAACGAGAGTGTGCGGGACGCGGTGCCGTCGCCGACCCACGACACGATCGCCATGACCGCGTTCTGGCCGGGGTCGTTGTTCCCGTCCGCGCGCCGCAGCAGCATGATCGGGAGCGACCCGCCGAGCGCGTTCAGCGCGTGCAGATTCGCCTGCGTCGTCAGCAGTCCAGCGGCAAAGGTCATCGCGGATGCCAGCGCCGCATTAACGCTGAAGCTCGACACGCCCGCGGCGGTGTTCCCTGGTCCCTTCATCAGCGGTTGGCCGGTCGTCGCGCCAGAGACCGCTTCCGGGAAGATGAACGCCAGCTCCGGCGTGAAGCCGCTGTTCACGAGATAGTCGAGCAGGCTCGCGGTCGTGGTCTTCGCGGCGATCGCGAGATTTAATAGGAACCGCGCACTCGGGTCCGAGATCGCCAGGTATTGATACGACACGCCCGTCGCGTTGAACTGCGAGTCGGTGCCCGCGATGCGAACCCGGTAGCGTTCCTGCTGCGTGTCGTCGCCCGCCCCCGGCACGAACGTCGGGTCGCGGTCGATCGCGACGATGGCCGGGAACACATTGCGGTTCACCGCCCGATGCACGCCGAGCATCGACGACCACCACTTCGCGCCGCCGGCGTCCCCGGTCACGGGCCGGATATAGAGGAAATGGATCGGCGACTTGAACGTGAGATCCTGCGCGGTGTTGTTGCCGACGTAGGTGCCCGAGTAGACGATATACGGCCCGTTCGGCGCATAGATCGGCGCACGGCCCCAACTCGACGACGGATACGGCGCGTTGTGCTGGCCGATCCACTGCGGGAACGTCGGCGCGCCCGCGGCCGGGTTCTCCGTCTGCCGGTAGTCTTCCACGCCCCACGCGCCAACAAGCTCCGCCTGTCCCCGCAGTTCGTGCAGGACCACGGCGTTCGCATCCGCCGCCTTCGTGAAGCGGAAGCGGATGGGCGTAATGTCCGGCAAGGTCGTGGTGAACCCGTTGACGCTGTAGAACACGCTCTTCGCATTGCCAGGCGAGACGACTTGATTAATCGTCGTCATCACGGGCGCAGCGCCCGCCAATCCGTAGCCAAGCTGTCCGTCCGTGCTCCCGACCGACGTGGACGCGAGCGACACCGACAGCGATGCCACGCCGAGCGGCGCGTTCTCATAATCCCCATCGACCGTGAGATCGCTGTCGGTCTCCACTTCCAGAATCGCGCCGCTCGTGCTGCTCGTCACCGTGACGCCAGGCGCGATGCCCATCTGCGATAGGCCGAGCAGATTCGCAATGAGCATCCGCACGTCGCCGAGCCAGTTGGCGCTGTGGTTGACGCTGTAGGCTTTCGGCATCACGTTGACGATCTTCGTGCCGTTGAGCCAGTCGAGACTCGTCAGGAGTTCATCACCGGTCGCCGGGTCGCGGGGAATGTCGGCGTTGAACCAGTCGTCGATGTCGAGATACGTGCTGCTCGGGGGCGACCCGTTGAACTGCCCAAGCGTGCTTCCCCGATGGTGATACCCCTGGTTCCCGAGTCCGCCCGCGCCCGCCGGGAAGCTCGCGTCGATCGTGAGCACGCCGTTTAGATACACCCGCAGCCGGCCGGCGTTGACCTCGCCGTAGACTTCCCAATAATCCGTCTCGGTCGGCGCGTGCCCGGTCAGGCCGGTGTCGCTCGGCCCGACATACGCCTTGCACTTGTAGTTGACGCCGAGATAGCTGACCAGGTCACCGAGATGGTAGAGCGTGACGCCGCTGTAGGCGGTCAACGCCGCGGCGTCCGCGTAGCGCAGGATGATGTCGATCTTGTAGAACCCGCTCGCCGGGCCGAGACCGGTCCAGGGCACCAATACTCCGCCAGACGCGACCGTCGTGTAGACGCCCGCGGCTTTCTTCAGCACGACGAGTGTGGCCCCGCCGACGCCCGCCGCTTGAATCGCCAGGGCCGCGCCGACGTTGCTCGACTCCACGCCGAAACATTCCCAGAACGTCACCGCAGCCGTGGGGTCGATCTCTCGCACGCGCAGATAGAGCCGCTCCCAGCTTTCCTGCGCGGTATACCCGGTGTCGAATGTTTCGAGCGTCGCTTCCGTCGTGGCCGCGATCGCGCCGCGCAGGGCCAGGCCCATCCCGCCCACGTGACGGGCGGCGTCGCGGCTGACGCTGATGCCGGTGTTCGGCGCGATCCCGACCGGACCGATCTCGCCAAGCTCGAACCCTTCTGACCAGCGGCGGCGCGGAATCGTCGCCACGACCACTGGCTCGACCCCACTGACGGTCGGCGTCTCGGATGCGGCCAGCACGAAGATGCCGATCCAGTAGTAGCGCACCGTGTCGCCGCCGATGCCCCAGACCCCGCCGGTCTTGCGTTCGAACGTGGCGACGCTCTGATCGTAGTTATTGAGCGCCGTCCAGACCGGCGACCATGTGTAAGGGGCGGGACCGACGTAATTACCGACCGCCGTGCCTGGTTCCGATCCGGCCCATGGCGCATTGAACGCGACCGCCGCGCCGCCGGCGGGCGGGCCGGGGTTGTAGGGGGCGAACTGATAGCCGTTCGGAAACTGCGTCTGGTATTGCTTGACCAGATCGGGATCGGTCAGCACGATGTAATACGTGAGCCATCGAACAGAATGTGCCATCGCTCAGCTCTTGCTCCCGATCTGGTCGTCGCCGATTTACGCGTGCAGCGGGTTGTCGACGGCGTCGTCCACGAGCCGCGTGCCCTTTGCGGGCATCCGGTCGCGCATGATCTCGTCGTGCTTCTTCCGCAACTCCTGGTCGCCGGTCGTCAGCCGCTCCGGCGTCCGGGGATCGACGTCCTCCATCCACTTCTCGGAGAAGTCCCGCGCGCTGGCAATCAGGAACACGTCGCCCTCGCGCCGCCGGGCGTGATCGTAGTAGCCGGTCTGTGTCGCGCGCACTTTGATCCCGGACGTCGTCTGCGCCGTCGCCGGTTTGGGCGGGCCGCTCGCCGCCTGCGCCTGTCGGGATCGGGCGGTCGAAGGCTGCGGCGCGCTGCGCCGTGCAGCCGGGTGTCGCTTGCTCATTACATTCCTGCCTTTCCTGTTTACGTGAACTGCCCGACACCGATCGCGGTCGCGCCTGCGCCCGTCGTGATCGACCAGCCGGGTGTCGTCGCGTTCCTGGCGCGTGACCGCATCGGGATGACGTAGACGCCGATCGGCGTGTTCGCCGGCGTCAGCGGGATCGCCGAGCCGTTGCCGTCCTTGATCGAGCACGTGCCCGTGGCCGACGTGCCCACGGAGATGATGACCGCTTCGAGTAAGTCCCCGACCGCCCCGACCGCGCCCAGGATTTGATCGGTCTGCGACGCGGCGACCGTCTCGTAGCTATGTGTATGCGGAACGACTGCTTCCATCATGCGCTCCCTGTGAAAACCAAACCTGGCCGGTGCGCCCCCTCTCAGAGTAAACGCACCGGCCCGGCTCCCTGGCGAAGGTCTACGCCGAGAGTGCGCCCAGGTTCATGCTCTCAACGGCCCATCGGGTCGCCGAGATCGCCCGGAACGTGAGCGACGAGCCGCCGAAGGCCGCCGCCGTCCAGGTCAGATTCGCGCCGGTCGTGCCGTCCAGGATCGTCGTGCCGGTGAACGTGAGCACGTGCGCGAAGTCGGAATTGCTGATGACGGTGATCTTCCGGCCGATGTTCTGGTCGGTCGGGGCCGCCACGGAGATGGCCGCCGCCGATCCTTTCGTGAGCACGAACGTGCCGTCTTCGTCGATCGGCAGGGCGGCGTCGCCCGCGATCGTGGTCGGCACGTCGGCCGTGTAGCGCGCGAAATACGGGAACCGCAAGAGACGCGGCAACAGGCGTCCGGGCATAGCTGAATCCTCCAGAAAAAAGTGAACGCACACACGCCGGAGCTGGTCCCTCCCAGGCGACCAACCCCGGCGCAGCCGAACTAGCTGACGGTGTAGCCCTTCGCGTAGTGCCGCGTCGCGATCGAGAACATCGCGTGCAGCGTGAGCCAGGCCGTGAGCGTGACCGTCGCCGCCCCGCCCGTCGGCGTGACCCGGAGACCGGTGTAGCGCAGCGGACCCGCGGCCCGTTCGCCCTGCGGCAGCGGCATGAAGATCGCCGCGCCGATCGGCATGTCGGCCGACAGGAACGTGCGCTCCGAGAGCACGATGATGCCCGCGGTGAGCGCCGCATCGGTCGCTTCGATGATCTCCACCTTCACCGTGGTCGACGACGCCGCGACGTCGACGGTGATGCCGAAGCCCATCGGTTCGCCGGTCGCGATTTCGCGCTTCGGCGTGATGTTGCCGAGATCGTAGGAGTTCGTGACCGCCGCAGCGGTGAACGCCTGCGCATCGGCGACGAGCGTGAGAGCGTCAAGAAACATGGAACTGCCTCCCGAATCCTGTTGACGAAAAGACGAGCGGCACGCTGGTCTGCGCCGCCCGCCGGGTCTGTCGCGTCAGTCGCCTTAGACGACCGTGGCTTCCGTTTCGAGCAGCGCGTCGCTCGTCGCGATCGGGATGCCGCGGAACGTCGGCCGCACGGTGCCGTCAACGTTCTGGTAGGTCAACCCGCCGCCCGCCATCACGTCGTCGCGGCGCTGGATGTCCAGCATCTCGAACGTCGTGCGGTTCATGTAGAACACCGGCTTGCCGACGCCCATCGTCGGGATGCGATGGATCGCCCGGATCATCAGCTCCGTGAGATCCGCCGCCGACGCCTTCGCGACCAGGTTCGAGATGTCGATGTTCGCGATGCGCACGACGTAGCGCCAGTCCTTCAGGGCGATGCCGGCCTTCCACTGCCAGCGTTCCTGATAGGCGCGCATCCGCGATCCGGCGATGCCCGCGGTCAGTTCGACCGTGACCTCGCCGTAGTCGTCGTGCTGCAATCCGGCGATCGACCCTTTCGGGAAGATGCCCATCACCGACTGCGTGCCCCACACGACGAGCCACACCGAGCTGTTGTCCGAGCCCGCGCCGCCCCCGAGCAGGACGTTCGCGCCGTTGCCGGCCGTGGAGAGGCTGTAGCGCGGTGACAACCCGGTGAACTCTTCCGGCGCGATCCCGCCGTTGCCGTAGAAGAGCGTCTGCGCCATCTCCTGATTCATCGCTTCAATGAACGCCATCGCCTCCGACAGCCGGAACGACTGGATGTTGCCGTTCAGTTTAGCGAGATCGACGTCGACTTCCGACCAGGCTTCGAGCATCCCTGCCTGTTCGTCGATCTGCGCGGTCGTCGACTTCGACGGCGTGACGCCCTGATTGAGCAGACGCCAGGCCACGGCCGGCAGGCCGGTGCGCACGGTCGTGCGGTGCCCGGTCGGCAGGTTGCCTTCGATCCAGCGCATGTCCGTCAAGATTTCATTGGTCTGCGAGAGCAGCTCGATGATGAACGGCACCTTGCCGTCCGGGTCGAGTCGCTTGCCCCAATCCACCAGCGTCAGCGCGCCCGTCGAGAGCGCGGCAAAGCCGATGACGAGCGGCGTCCCGTGGTGCGTGAGCCAGCCGACCACGGAGCCGGGACCGATATGCTGCACCGTGTCGACGGTCGCAGCGGTGAGCGGAGTCGCCAGCACGAGCACCGCGCAGACGACGAGTGCAATCCAACGCATCATGTCTTCTTCTCCCTGCTGAGAGCGCGCCGTTACTTCTTCGAGCTGTCGCCGTAGAGGGCTTCTTCGGCGGTTTTCTTCTTTCCGCCCGCCCCGCCCGCCTGCTGCCCGATCGAGTCTTCGGCCGCGCGCCGACCGAGATCCGCGAGAAAGCTCACGACCTCGGGGTGATTACCAGCCGCCACACGATTGACGGCGCGGATGAACGCTTCACGACGCGGATGCCCTTCAGGCCGGAGCAGATCGATCGCCGACTTCGCGAGTCGCTGTGTTTCGACCAGCTTCTCGCCGCCGTAGTCGGGATCGGCCTTGAGCTGCGTCAGGAAGCCATCGTTCGCTTCCCGGAGCAACCGCCCATGTTCGGCGACCGCCGCCTGCGCTTCCTCGTTCGACCAGCCCGCCTTGCGAGCCATCCCTTCGACCGAGCCAAGCACGTCGGCGTCGACAAAATCCTTCACGTCGTCAGGGATCGTGAGCGCGTATTTCTCGGGTGCACTCGGCGGCTTCTGCTCGCCTGGTTTCTGCTCGCCCGGTTTCTGCTCGCCCTCTTTACCCTGTTCGCCCGGCTTCTGCTCACCGGGCTTCTGCTCGCCAACCGGCTGCTCGCCCGGTTTTTGTTCGCCGGGCTTTTGTTCGCCGGCGGGCGGTTTCTCTTCAACTACGGCCATCGTCGTCTCCCTTGTCGGCCTGACGCGCGGTGTGCGCGGCGTCGGTCGATCGGTCCTGTTGTTTATTCCACTCCCACTCTTCCCGTTCCATGAGCTGATAGTGCGGCTCGCTCAGTTCGAGCAGGTCCGCCATCAGTTCATGGCCGTAGTCCTGTCGGCCGGCGTTGTAGTGGATCTCGCTCGACGGATGCCAGATCGACTTGAACACGCCCGCGCGCCGAATCAACGTCGCCATCACGATGCGCCCGGCCGGAGTGTCCATGACCGCCGCGAGCGCCTGGTCGTAGCGTTCTGCCCGGCGCTGCTCGACCTGCTTCGCAAACCGAATCTGCTTCGGGTCCGCCGCGTTCTTCACGAGCGCACGGTCACGCGACATCAGTGCACCCCCGGTATGGACGTCACGCCGCCAAGCACAGCGTCGAGCGGGGAACCTTCCGCGACCGCCGCGGCACCAGCCGCCGCAACACCGCTGCCGAGATTCTTCGCCGCTTCCGCCGCTTGCATCGCCTGCTGCTGCTGCGCGTCCTCGTCGGCCAGGGCTTGCGCGTCCTCGTCGCTGCGCACCTGCTGCGGGTCGACGCCGAGCATATCGGCGTAACGGTCGACGATCGTGAACACCTTCAGCTTGTGCCGCACTTCCGGGAAGACTTCGACCAGCGGGGCCATCGACTGCATGAAGCGGTCTTGCCCGACGACGCCGACGAGCTTCTGCGCCTGCGCCATGATCGAGATGAACTCGACCTTCAGCGCCAC